CACCTCCTCCAATAAATAGAAGACCAGAATATAATGTATCTGATAGATATCCACCATCGCATAAATATAAAAACGATTCTATAACAAACATTGATATGGAATTAGTTAAAAAGAATTTAATGATAGTTATAATAGTTTTATTAATAAATAATACTGGATTGATGGCAACCATTTATGAAAAAATGCCCGAATACTTACATGAAAATTTAAATTCATATGATATTATAATTAAAGCATTTTCATTATTTATAATATTATATATGTTATCACTATTTAATTACATTTAATATTTATAAGAATAATTAATTATTTGGTCATTACTTTTTTTTACAGATGCATTACTAAAATATTTATAAACAAAAAATATACCTATAAAGAATGTTAAAAATATGGTGAATATTGTTGTACCAAATAATATAGAATATGATGTTAAATCATAATTTTTTTTATTCATAACAACTAATGATATTATGATTACCGTATAAAGTATAATTATTATTGAATATATAATTGTAAATAAATACATATTATCACTAGTATTATATCCCCATAATAATGCAATTACTACTAATACACTTAATACAGAGTATCCAAATAAAGTAAATGTTTCTTTTATAACTTCTTCATTTTGATTTTGCGATACAAATTTTTCATTTGCCATTATAATTATCTAATAATTCAAGAGATAATTTTAATTATGTAATGGTTCAAAATTTAAGCTTCCATAATAAATATCATAATTATCATATCCTCCAACATGTAAATCGCCATCATTTAATCCTTGTGATTTATATAATGGTCTTGCATCTTTATGTTCAAATGTTAAATCTCCTATTTCATTATTATAATTTGCTTCATCTATTACATTATTTTGTGCTGCAAAAAGGTCTTGATCAGTTATGTATGGTTTGAAGCCGTCATCGTCTATATTATTTATTTCTTTTAAAACTATACTAGTTTTTTTAGGATTTTCTAATTTACATTTATCATCTTTTTTATTGCACTTTTTTTCTGTTTCTTTTGCTGCTTCTTTTTGCATTTCTTCAAGTTTTATCTTGTTTTTTTCCTTTATTTCAGCATTATAAATCCTAAAATATACTATTAAAAGAGCAAGTGTTATTATAAATCCTGTTATATTATCAACTGCAATTAAAATCAATATACATAATACTGCTAAGTAAAATTGCATAAATGCGTCTTTATACATTTTTTTAAAAGGGATATCATGAACTAGCATTACTGCAAATAATATTACAACAGCTAATATTCTTAATGAATTAACAATCATTAGTTTTTTCAATGTATTCTATTATAATTCATATAAAAAAATGATATCATTATATTTATGTATATTGGTTAAACTATGTTATCTATTAACGGATATAGTCTCTTAAAAACATCATTGAAAGATGGTGAATTAGTTAAAATTAAAGAGGATTTAACTATGAAGCCAAGAGTTAATTTTGAATTAACAGCAAAAAAAGATGCTGACAACACATTTATTTTATATGGAGAAACCGAAAATAGAATATATATTCCAAGATATTACGGATTATGTAATTATGGATTACCCAAAGTATCTAAAATTACTGGTGGTCAAGATATTAACGTTGAATTTAATGGTAAGTTAAGAGAATATCAACTTGAACCTGTTAATAAATTTTTGGAAGCTGCTAGAAATCCTCTTAAAATGGGTGGTATCATTTCCGTGCCATGTGGATTTGGCAAAACTATCATGGGTCTCTATATAGCATGTCAACTTAAAAAGAAAACTATGTTTATTAGTCACAAAGACTTTCTTAATCAACAGTTTATTGATACAGTAAAGACATTTTCACCAAACGCGAATATAGGCATTATTAAGCAAAACAAAGTAGACGTTGTAAATAAGGATTTTATTATTGCTTCACTTCAATCGTTGTCTATGAGAGATTATGATATTAATATATTCAATGACATTGGATTCATTATTATTGACGAAGTTCATCATACGGGTGCACAAGTATTTTGTCGTGCATTCAAAAAACTACATACACCTATTATATTGGGTCTTTCTGCTACTCTCAATCGCAAAGATGGTATGCGCAAGGTATTTGAATACTACATTGGAGGTTCGGTATATACTATGAAGAAGAAAGAGTTTACAGAGGTTGAAGTGCAAATACATAAGTATTATGAACCCAATATTGAATATTCAGCTGTAAAACAAATGTGGAATGGTAAAGAAAATATAGCTGCTATGATTAACAATATATGCGCGTTTAAACCACGTACAAACTATATTATTAGTGTGCTAGAAAGTATTATAAAAAAGGACCCTGAAAGACGTATATTGATATTGAGCGAACGTAGAAATTTACTAAAAGATATTGAAACACTAATTATTGAAAAGAATATTCTCAATAAGGATTATGGGTATTATGTTGGCGGAATGAAACAAGATGATTTAAATATATCAGCAGAAAAACAAATTATTTTAGCAACTTATCAATTGGCTTCCGAGGGATTTAATGTACCTTCACTAAATACTGTTATATTTGCTTCACCTATTTCAGACATCCAACAATCTATTGGTCGTATTCTCAGAGAACGTCCAGAAGATAGAAAATATATTCCACTATGTATTGATATTCTAGATGAGTTCTCCGTATTCAAAAGAAAAGGTTATACACGTACTAAATTTTATAATACAAATAAGTATAATATTTCTTATTATCAAGATAATGAATTAATACAATTTAATAATACTTATTTAGATGATAATGATAATTCCAGTAATACAGGAGATACAAAAAAGAAACTTAAATTCATTGAAGATGACGATTAAAATATTATTTTAATATAGTAATATGAGAGATAACGAAATCTATTATATAGAAATCATATGTATTGCATTTTTGATAGTTTTTGTATTTTTACTATTTTTTAATATGTCTAAAAATACAGTACAGGAAAAAGAAAAGCCTGCGAAACCCAAACCTGTATCTTTACCACCAAAGATAGATCACAATGATGTAAAAGTAAGATGTCCTCCTAAATTGGTGAACTTATATGAACAAGATATTCCACCAATGCCTAATAAAAATGATTTAGATGTAATTAATAAAAATACTTTTAATATGTATAGCTCTAATAAATATATTGATAATGCAAATTTTAATAAGGAAATAATTACACAGGATACTATAAAAACACCAGAACAACGTGCTTTTACACCCGAATTAGAAAAAATATATACAACAGATTTAGCTGAGAATACTAATCCAAACCTTGACTATAATCAAATATATAATTATTCTTTAAAACCCAATAAAGGTGATTTACCAATAGCTAATGTACCATTATGTGCTCTAAAAGATAACCATAAATCTTTTAAATTATCTGATAGAATGATAATGGCTTAAAAATGAGTAACGTGAGTACATAATTTTATTTTTATTTAGTATATTAATTTTTAATATAATATTAAAAGTTAAGAAAGCCCTTTTTTCATTATTTATTTACTATTTCATACATTTCATATATTACCATTATGATATTATTTTAGTCAAGTAAAATAGCAAAAAATAAAAATTCACAAAAAATCTAAAAGTATTTAACTAAAAAAATGACGCCGATGCGTCGCGCGTCGTTTTCAAAAAAAGTGGTGTGATTTTTAAATATTTAAAGATAAATTCTTGATTATATATAATAAGGATGGAAAACGACGCACGAAAAAGGCATAAATGTGACCTATGTAATTACTCAACAAATCGTAAATTTGATTTAAAAAGACATCAAAATGCTATACATAACTTACGCGTGCCCGCGAAATCAGATTTTTCTTCGCCCGAAGCAAATGTACATCCAAAAAAAGTAAATGTACATCCAAAAAAAGTAAATGTACATCCAAAAAAAGTAAATGTACATCCTGAAAATATGTGTAAAAAATGTAATAAAATTTATAAAATCAAAAAATATTTAATAGAACATGAAGAAAATTGTAAAGGTGTTGACGAATTAACGTGTCCTAGATGTATGATAAGTTTTAGTTCTAGACAAGCAAAAGCCAATCATATAAAAAGAAATACTTGTAAACCAAGGAGTATAATACATGCTAGAATTCCAAATCCCCAGAATATAGAACCAGCAAATAATATTGATACACAAATTAACAATATAGATATAGATACTCAAAACATTGATAATCAAACAAATATACAAAATCAACATATTAATATTTATGTAAACAATTATGGTAAAGAAAGAACAGATTATTTAGATTATGATAAAATGCTAGCTATATTCAAAAAAGTTTATAATATTCCAACATTACTTACAAAAGAAATTCATTTTAATGAAGAGTTTCCTGAAAATAATAATATTAAATATCATGATACTAAGAATTGTTTAATTAAAGAAGATGATGAGTTTATTTATAAGAACCTCAATGTTTTAATAAAGGAGCTAATAAAAAATAAAGGGCGTATGATGCAAAACTTTGCAAAACAAAATAAAGATGAAATATGTCTTAATATGGATATTAAGATATATGAACAAATAATTCAACAACTAATATCTCTTGTATTACTTACGGAACCCCAAGAACATTATAAAGAACAAGTAGAGAATATTAGAGATTTAATAAACAATAGCAGAATGAAAATTGAAGAAATGGAGGAAGAATTGAATAATGAATGTAAAATGAGTACATAATTTTATTTTTCTAATGATTTTATAAACTTTTTATAATTTTAACTTTTAAGAGAATTATGTACTCGTTTTATTATTGTTACTCTTTTTATGGATTATATATATTATAATGGTAATTAATTAAATATATACTTTAATATTAGAATAATATGTCTGGCAAAGTTGCTTCATCTGTAAAAGATAGGTGTACAGAAGATAAAAAAAAAGAATGTGAAAAAAATGGAAAAATATGTAATCCAAATAGTAAGAGTAATGACCCAAAAATCTATTGTTTTAATAATACAGAAAAAAATCGTTCTAAAATTGAGGAATTTGAAAAGCTACAAGCTAAAAGTTTAAAACCTTCA